TCAAAGATATTATACATCAAAATACGTATAAAGTCAACGATTTTTTATCACAGTTATTATATTTAATTGTAATTGTCCTATAAATAATTTACTTCTTCTTATTTCTAGCTTTTCGTCCTCTTTTCTTGCTGGAACTCTTACCACTTCTACCTTTTCTGCCTTTAGATTTAGCCTGTTTTTCTGCTTCTTTTTGCCGTTGTTCCTCTTTAGTTTGGGCAATCGCATTTTGTTCGGCATTTTCTCTTGCTCCAAGTTTCATAGCATTGATTTCACAAGCGTAGTCGCCAGTTATGTTATGCGTTACTTTATCTATAACATATTTACCCTCAAATTTTCCCCAACTCTCATCTAGTTCTATTATTGCTCCTGCCAAATATTTAGTATTTCCATCAACATTTAAAGTTATCTGATATTCCTGTTTCATATTTTCTTTCAATGTTTTTTTGGCTACTTTCTTGGCTGTACTTTTCCCTTTTGTCTTAATTTTTAAAGTTTTTTCTTTTTTACTTCTGCCCTTTTTACCTTCGGCTTTATTTTTTAACTTCTCTTTCGATTCCTTAACTGTTTTTCCTTTTTTGGAGGAATTTTTACTTCCTGATTTTTTACTTTTTTCCTTTTTAAAAGACGCGTAGCTCATTTTTACCTCTTATTTTTTCTTGGATTTAACCTTTTTACTAGACTTCTTATCTTTAGAAGATTTGCTACTGTTCTTTGTTTTTTTATTTTCTGATGATTTTTCTTCTGAGCTTTCAGTTGTAACTTGATTACGTTTTTCAAGCTCTTTTTTTGTAATAATTTCCTTAATAACTTTTTTCTTATCAGGATCATAATATGAAACTTCAACATTATCATAAATTTCCTTATTTTTCTTTTTCAAGCTGAAACTTCTGATTCTCTCATCATTAATATTAAAAATCTCAACAGTATCATTCTTTTCCATTTCTTCGTCATCGAAAATGATTATCTTGTCATCAGACACCTTCATATTTAACCCAGTTTCCTTGACAATTCTATTAATAAAAGCCAAATCCGTTTCTTGATTCTGATCTAACCTTTCAAAAAACTCATTTTCTGCATATATCTCTGCATTCATTTCATGCTTATTTGCAATCTGTGTAACAAGCTCTTTTAGAGTTATCCTTTCCCAAGCAACACTATTCTTTTGGTCTCTAATATTCTGGTCTAACGGTAAAGCCAAGCATTTCAGATTAAGCCTATTATTTTCAAAAGTTGGCTCATCTACATAAAAAGTTCCTAAATCCAAAAAATTAGTTTCATTTTCCAACTCTTCATGAATCCCAACAAGTAATTGAGCGTTCTCGTCAGGATACCATTCTTTAAGCCAACGATAATCCAAATTTTCAAGTTCCAGCTCCAAGTCATCTATTGCATTCTTAGAGTTATCAGTATAGTTTAGAGATGAAATAGAATGGGCTAT